GTGTCCAGGGGCCCCCACCCTCTGAACTTTTCAGTCCTCGTGAAGCCCTGGCCTGCAGTCATAGCAACGGCACGAATCCTCGTGCGCGTAGTCCTCACCAGTGCTCACGATCGTGCATGTATGGGTGCGGAAGATCATCGTCCACTGTCCATTGAGCTGCGCGAGCGCGATCTGTACGGGCTCACTCCAATCATCAGTGAGCACGGCTAGAAGCTCAGGTGTCACGCGTACGTGCGTGATCATCTCCCTGGGCACGGTCATGGTTCACCACTTCGAGGTAGGGCGCGGCCGCGGTTGTGGGGTAGGGGTCCTGTTGCCGACCAGCCTGTTGCAGGCTCCACACGCGGCCGCGCAGTTGCGCATGTCGTACTTCGCTCCGCCCCTGCTGAGAGGCTGGATATGGTGGACGTCCTCAGCATCGCCCGTGCAGGGTTCGAGCTGCAGCGTGCACCGGTAGTGGTCGCGTTCGAGCACGCGCGTCCGGAAGCGTCGCCACCGCGAATCGCTCCCGGACGCCCATGCTTCGCTCATCAGCCCTCGACGAATGCGTGATGATCCTGGTTGAGTTCGTCGTCGACGTGCTCCCAGCGTCCCACGGTGGCCGGCGTCGACGCGTCGCCGATGCTGCCCGGGATCCAGTACGTCGCCCCGTGGCACGGCTGGTAGTGGTTGCCCTTGACGACCTGGAATGAGCATCGGCGGTCGATGGCGTTCGGGGCCGCCATGACCGCGGTCGACGCGAGATCGGCCGATTCGCGCTGCAGGTCGGCGTCGCCGTTGCCCGTGGGCCCGTAGGTGGCGACGCGCAGCTTCGGCCGGGGCGTCTCGTCGCGTGTGGCGCCCACGAAGGGCACGTCCACGACCGGGACCACCTTGGAAGCGCGCGGGTGCGGGGGGGTCGAGCGGACGGCCTGTGCGGCGATCCGGAGCAGCGCTTCGGCGAGTTCGGCGCGACCCGCGCGGACGGCGTCGATCGACCACTGGGCGGCGATCTCGGCGTCGCTGATGCTGAGGTCTTGCACGATCGGGTCGTTGATCATCACTGGTTCTCCAGGAGTAGAGAGGCTTTCGATTCGGTGCAGATACACGTATTCGCGTCGCCGTAGCAGCCCTGCAGGTCGGCGTGCTGGTCGGGCGAGTGCGGGCACTCGGGACAGTCGATGTACGGCCGGTCCGGGCCGTCGGGGGTCTCTTCGGTCACTCTTCGGGCTCCTCGTGGTCCTCGTGGTGGCTGTCGACGTCGTCCCGGGGCATCTCGCAGACGCAGATCGGTCCGACGCCGTTGCTGGCCAGGCAGCCAGCGAGCGTGTGGTGGTACGCGGCGTGCCCGCAATCGGGGCACTCCCGCAGGTTGGCGGCCGCGGCCGCGGTGATCACGGCCTCGCTGCGGTAGATCGTTCCGGGGCTCAGCATCGCGGTTCCGATTTGCACGGTTTTTCCTTCCCGTTGGGAGGTGGCTTCGGTTGGTGGTGCTGGGAGCCCCCGCCCCCTGCTGTGCCCGGGGGAAGTCGGGCGCAGCAGGGGGCGGAGACGTGTTGCGGGTCCGTCGGTCGGAGGAACGGCCGTTCGGCGAGGTCGCGTGACGCCCCGGGCCGCATTACTGGCCCGGGAGGGCGGGGTGTGTCCAGGGCTCTCCCCCGGCCGGCCACACCCCGCGCGGTTGTAGCGATCCCGGGTCCATGCGTTCGGTTGGATCCCGCGCGGGGTGTGGAGCCATTCCGGCCGGGCCCCTTCTGCAGGGGGCACGCTGGGCCTCTCGTCTGTGTCGCGGGGTCGCCCCCGGGATCAACGCGTGCGCGGCGCTGGACTCCATCAATGCGTGTTCACCTTCTGAGGGATCGGACGCACGGCCGAGTCGTTTGTTTTCACCATTTTCGGTGGTGAGGCAGTTTCCGCCCATCTGCCGATTTCCCTATTTGCAAAAAGAGTCGCCGATAATGCGCTCAATGCGACAGGGGTGTCTGTTTCCGGTAGACTCACCGCTTAGTTGTTCTTGGCGAACACAGGATGCGCGTCCGGACCGTGGGTGTCAACTCCCCCGGGCCGGGCGCGTCTTCCGTTTCTCAACCGGGTCGCCGAACAGGTCCACGTCGTGATCCAGCGGGATCAACGCCGAGATGAACACGCACGTCGACATGCCGCGTTCCCAGCGGCCGGCGACCGGCTTGATTTCCTGCACAGTGACCATGTTGTCGTCGAACACGCTGCCGGTGACCTCGCAGTGCCATCGTCCGCACCGGGGCCCGTGCGGTAGCCGGTGCGGGGTGACGGTGAACCGGTCGCCTTTCCGCGGAATGGTCATGTGTCGGGGTAGTCGCACATGCCGAATTGCTTGCGTGACGAAGCATCTATCCGCGCAGAACACGGATTATGTTGTACGTCCGAACCCTGAACGGGCGTTCGGGCACGGTCGGGCCAGGGTGACAGATTCCTATATGGTCCCTCGGATATAGGGACCTGAAGGGGCGCTAAGTTATCGCCGCGGACGTCCGAGGTTGGTCTCGACGAACCACCAGTTGTTCGCGTCGTGCCGGTCGCAGTAGAGGGGCCCGCATTCGGGGCACGCCCGGAGGACGAGCCATACTCCCCGGGGAGCGGCCACAGCCGGCGTCCGAGCTGCAGCGCGCGGTCGCGGTCGCGCTTCGCTTTCCCACGGCGCGATATCGCCCGGGCCGCACAGAAAGAACCCGCGGTCCCCAGGAGCAGCAGGCATACCAGGTAGAGGCTCATCGGGGGGCACCGGCCACCAGCAAGCGGGCCTCTTTCACCCGGGCGACCTCCGGCACCCAGAAGAGCGCCGAGGGCCGTTCGAGCGGCCCGGCGCCCGGGCGGTATGCGGTGAGCGTGCCGGCGGCCGCCATGCGTTCGACCGTGCGCCTGCTGACCCCCAGCAGCCACGCGGCGCCCTCGGTGGTCACCCAGTCGCCCGGGTTCGGGAGCGGAAGCGTCTGCGTCATGTCGCCAACCTTGACACGGACGCCTGTGGACGCGCAAGGTTGGCGGCATGTCTGACACGCAGAGCGTTGACCGCTCCCCCACACAGTCACTGTTGCGCGACCTCTACGCCATGGGTGAGTTCCTGACGGCCCACGCCGCGGCCCTCCCGGCGGCCCCGTGGGCCGCGGACGTCTCGTTCAAGGTCGAGACCGCCGACCAGCTGCAGGCGGTCGCCGACCACTTCGTCACGACGCCGTACGGTGACGGGTGGCCGGAGCGCCGCGGGCAGATCTGCGTCATGGTCCCGGGCACGGCCGGGTTTGTGCGGCTGTTCGTGTCGTGGGACGCCGCGTGAGCCGGGGCGCCGGCGGGTACGCCGCGGCGGTCGAGTTGGCCCGGGCGGTCGACCAGCTGCGCGTGTTGACCCGGGTCGGGATGGCCACGGAGTACGACCGGGAGGGCGTCCGGTGCGCGATGGCCCGGTTCGACGGCGAGCCCGCGCCACGCTCGCAGCAGGGCGCCAACCGGGTCCGGCTCGAGACGCCGCCGCGCAACATCGAACCGACGATCCAGCGCTACATCAAGACGGGGGTGTGGCGATGAGCGACGTTCTGCTGCTCTTCCTGATCGCCGCCGGGATGCTGGCGACGCTCATGGTCGCGTTGGGTGTGGTGAGCATCTGGCGCGGCCGGCTGCCGTACCTGACCGACGTGGTGCTCGTGCTCCTGGGCGTCGCCAGCGTCGGACTCGGGGTGTGGCTGATGTTCGGCCCGGGCGTGCCCGCGCACCCGCTGTTCGTCGACAGGGTCACGCCGACGACGTACGGGCCGCCCCCGCCCGGGTGGACGGGGGCCCCACAGTGAGCCTCGAGCCGGATCTCGCAGACACGGTGCATCGGGTCGACGCCGCGATCGTCGCCCCCGAATGGGCGTCCTACCGGACGTGCCCGATCTGTAAGGCGGCGCCGGGAGAGGCCTGCAAGGCGATGTCCTCGGCCGTCCGGGATGGTCGCCCGGACGGCCGCCCCCAGGTGCTGAACATCGCGCACGGGTTCCGGCGACGTCGAGCCGGACGGTAGCATCGGCCCGGAGTTCACCGCGCGGACGCCCCCGCACAGCAACGCCCCCGGTCCAGGGTGACGGCCGGGGGCGTTGTCGTGTCCGGGGCTTACTGCAGGAGCTTGGAGATCGGCGCTGTCGGCGGGATCTTCGCGTTCGCCGTGTCGTTCTTGTCGCCGACCAGGACCCCGCGCAGCTTCGCCAGATCCCGGAAGACGTCGCCGATGGTGCGGGCCTTGTGTGCCTGGTCGCCGATCTCGACGGCGAGCCCGGACAGCGCGGCCGCGCCCTCCGGGGTCTTCGCCCACCCGTTCATCAGCTTGTTGAACGTCGCCTGATCCACCGGTAGATCTCCCCTCAGCTTCGACGCCAGCGCCTTCACGGCGGCCGCGCCTTTCACGATCTCGAAGTGCATGTCATCCGGCCGGCCGGTGTAGTCGCCACCCCACCGCACGACGCCGTCCAGGTCGGCGAGGATGGCCCGGATCTTCGCCTGCTGCTTACTCGTGAAGGTGTTCCGGACGCCCATCGGGTGCCGGGTGGCGTTGTAGTCGATCGCCGTGCCGGACGCGTGGTTGCTGATCGACGTCGAGCTCTCGATCGTCTTCACGAACCATCCCCAGCAGGCGCCCGGGATGATCCGTTCGACCTCGGTGTGCAGCCGGCGGACCAGGTACCCGAAGATCACCGCGACGTCGCCGGCCCGGACGCCGTTCGGGAACTTCACGCCCTCGATCAGGGCCCGGTCCTGCAGGGCGCCTGTTTCGTCGACGGACCAGCCGTTTTGGCTCTTGGCCATCACTGCCCCCGGCCGGACCGGAGACGGGCGATCTCGCCCTGCAGGGCCGTAATCTGCCGGTCTTTCGCGGTCAGCGTGCCGTTGGTGTTCTCTTCGGCGTTGCTGGCCGACCGGGCGGCGGACACCCCGCCGACGGCGCCGACGCCGGCCACCGCCAGGGTTGCAGCGTTGACCAGCACGTTGACGAACGCCCGGTAGTCGGTGGTGTCCCGGCCGGCGTACTCCAGCAGCACGAACCCACCGATCGTGGTGATGACGCCGAGTCCACAGACGATGACGATCGTCACCAGCAGGGCCGTGGGTGCTTTGCGAATCCAGTTCATCATGCGCTCTTCCCCGATCACCCGTACGAGCGATCATCATACGTCGTGACTGTGACGTTTTTCCTGGTCAAAGCCTATGACGACGGGCCCAGGTAGTAAGCGGAGAACGTCGATGCGAAGCTACCGCCGACGTTGGTGTTCGTCGCCGACGCGCCGCACGTGCCGTACAGCTCGACGTAGTCACCCGCGGCCAGCACCAGCGGCTCGACGACCTCCTGAGACATGCTCACGTTCGTCGCCGCCGGTTTCGACCTCGACCGGGCCGGCTGGACGCCGGCGTTCACGAAGATCGACGCCGTCAGCGACGTCACCGCGTTGTTCGCCGCGATGAACACGGTCCCCTTGATCAGCCACACCCCAGCCCGGTCGACCGTGATCCTGCTGTTGTTCGTCGACTCGTCATGCAGCCCGTACGGGTCGCTGTTCTCGCTGGACGCGCCGAACGTCAGGACAGTGTCCGACGTGCCGATGCTGTGCGCCGACTGCTGGACGAGCCGGCAGAAAGGCCGGTCGAAGTCGCTGGCCGCGATGATGTCGCCTGCAGCCACGTGGTCACTCCCCCTTCATCGCGTACCGGCCCGGGTCGCCGATGTGGACCTCGTCGCCGATGACCAGCCGCTTACGGACGCCGTTCGCCGATCGGCGGACCGTGGCCGTCTGCGTCCACGGGCCCGTCCCGGCGGCCGCCGTCATGGCCGTGCAGATCATGCGCTCCCCGGACACGACCAGCGCGTACGGCAGGGCCGTTGTCGACCAGCGGTCGCTGTAGATCGACGTCGTCAGGCTCAGCGACGTCTGGCCGATCTCCGCGACGGCCGCCAGCGTCGTCGACTTGGAGTCGTAGCGGGTCGCGTCGTACACCCCGGTCACGAAGATGTCGTCGGCCTCACAGGCCAGGGTGAGCAGGCGCCGGCGTGGCCACTCGACGACCTCGTTGCAGCTGGTCACGTACAGCCGGATCGTGTCCGGCCGGTAGTCGCCGATCGTGATGCACGACCCGACGTCGATCGCTTCGAGTTCGGCGACCCGGGCCGGGGCGAGGTTCGTCAGGTCGATGACGACCTGGGGGTACCGGGGAGAGTTGAGGGTGCCCCGGTTCAGCCACCACGACGCCAACTCGCCGAGCACCCGCTCGTCGGCGACGTTGACGTTCACGGTCCGCTCGTACGGGCCTTTCGTAGCCGTGCCCATCGCGCCGGAGGCGTCCTCGAGGATGGCCTCGCCGCCGTCACGGTTCTTGATCGTGACGATGTTCCACAGCTCCCGTTCGGCGGTGACCTCACGCGGCCGGCCTGGCATCTCCTCGACGGACACGGCGATCGGCGTCTGGTTGCACCGGGCGACGCGGGTCATCATCACGACCGCCAGGGAGTCCCGGGCGTCGAACATGAGCCCCGCTTCGGTGTCGCGGATCTCGCGGAGGATCTCCGGTAGTTCCGCGGCAGGTTGCGGGCCCATCGGCACGGTGTCGCCGGCGTCGCCGACCAGCGACCAGTCGAGCCCCAACTCGCCCATGATCCGGCCGAAGCGGGTACCGGCCCGTTCGTCGCGGTAGCCGTTGAACACGCTGCGCACGTTGCCGGTCTGCAGTTCCTGCGTCCCGTCGCTGACCGCGTAGATGGCGGAGTAGGTGGCGCCGTCGGTGTACGTGGTGGCGAGTTTCGACCAGCTGCGCGGCTGTCCCGTCGACGTCCCGCTGAACGTGTGCGACGTGTTCAGGCCGGACGCGGCGTTCTCCTCGTACCAGCTGGACGCGTACGTGATCGTCGAGCCGGACACGGTGACCTTGAGGCGGTGCCGGATCCAGCGTTTCGGGTCGACGGCGCCGGTGATCGTCGACTGAGAGTCCAGAGTGGACCCGTCGGAGTCGTAGATCCGCCACGCGTACGAGTCTTCGTTGACCTCCCACGCCCACACCCGGCCGATCGAGTCGGTGATCCGGATCAGTTCCTGATAGCCGGCCGTCAGCGTGACGCCGTCGTCGAGCTTGCACGCGAACACGAACTGCCACCCGGACCCGGACGCACCCGCGAACCGGCCGGACAGCGTCCCGTCGGCGCCGGTCGTGACGGCCCGGGCCGCGCCGCCCGGGCGTTCGGTCGCCCCCAGCGTCACCGACCCGCCGTACGTGCCCTGGCGGCCGCCGGACGCCGCGTTGGACAGCCGGGGTGCCCCCGACTCGTCTTCGAGCGGCCAGAAGCCGATCAGGTTGGCCAAACCGGGGATCAGGCGCATCTGGGGAGAGTCGAGCCGGGTCGCGTTCTGGTTGATCTGCTGCATCAGCCCCGCGGCCGCCAGATCGACCCACGCTTTCCCGCGCCGCGGCGCCGGCCGGAAGTCGCGCGTCTCGCCGGCGTCGAAACTGCTCATCTGCAGGTGCCCGCGGACCACGTCGTTGACGGTCAGCCGGACCGGAGTGTTGACGCCGGCGTTGCCGTACAGCGGGGACTCGGGGTTGGCGGGGCGCAGCTGGTCGTCGCCGTTCAGCGCCCGGGCGTCCAGGGACGCCGGTGTCGGCGCCGACGACTCGGCACCCGGCCGGCGGACCTCCAGGGGCTTCTCGACCAACAGCCGCTCGTCGGCGACCAGGTCGTGCCACGCGCCGGCGTAGAACAGTTCCAGGGCGACCCGGTTAGACATACGTCGCACCGCCCAACACGAACTGGACGTTGCCGCCGCGGCGGTTCACCTGACGGGCCACACCCCGCGCCAGGACTTCGCCGTCCAGGGTGATAACCACCGTTGTCGACCCGCCGGTGTCCCGGCCGGGCAGCGACACGGTTTCGCCGGCCATGGCCATGATGGGCACCTCGGTGCCCGGGGGCCCGGGCACGGTGCCGCCGGTGTGGAACCGGGGGATGTCCGGCACAGCCAGCGAGTTCCCGCCGATGCCCGGAACCCACCCGGGCACGGTCCAGGACAGCGACCCGACGGTGTTGTTCCAGGCGTCCGCGACGGAGTTGAACGCGGCCTTGAACGGTCGGCTGATGGCGTTGCCGATCGAACCGAACGCGTCACCGACCCACCCGGGGATCTTCTTGATCCAGTTCCACGATTTTTCGGCCGCGTCCTTGATCCAGCGCCACGCCGCGGCGCCCTTCTCCTTGACCCAGTCCCACTTCCACACCAGCAGGGCGATGACGCCGATCAGGGCGACGATCCCGAGGACGATCCACGTCACCGGAGACGCCAGGGTCGCCGCGTTCCACGCCCACTGTGCGGCGGTCACCAGCGACGTGACGCCGATGACCGCGGTCAGCAGCGGCGTGATCAGTCCGAGTTTGTCGGCCCACTCCTGCAGCTGCGGCGGGTTGGCCTCGTGCATCGCGTCGTTCAGGTCGACCTGGGCGGTAGCGGCGTCGATGTTGGCCTGCGCGGCGTCGCGGGTGGCCTGCTGCTGGTCCTCGGTCGCTTGCGCGACGTCGAGTTTCGCCTGACGCAGATCGATGTACGCCTGCCGGGCCTCGGTGCTGCCCTTGCCCTCTTCTTTGACGGCCTCGTTGTACGCCTTCAGCGCGGTCTCTTCATCGAGCCGCGCCTGATTCAGGTCGATCGCCGCCTGCCGGGAGTCGAGCGCGGCCTGTTTCCCGTCGCGCATCGACTGGTTCAGGTCCTCCTGGGCCTGCATCACGTCGACGTTGGCCCGGGCCAGACGCTGCGCGCGTTCCCGGGAGTAGTCGGAGATGTCCGCGACGGCCTGCAGCCCGCCGGACAGCGAATCGAGGGCGTCGACGGCGCCGGTCGTCGCGGACCCCAGCGAGCCCAACCGGTCTTCGAGCCGGGACGCGCCCTGCGAACTGTCGCGCATCGCCGTGCCGGTATCCGCGGCCGCCGTGTCGACGTCGGTGAGCGCTGTCTTCGCTTCGGCGGCCGCCTTCTTGAGTTTGTCGGCGTCGCCCGCGAAGTCGAGCGTCATCGTGTTGCCGGCCATCAGTCCTCCTGCAGTCCAGCACCCGCGACGACCGCGGACAGCGCTTCGCCGAGTTGCCGCTCGATCCGCGGCCGGATCCGGGCCAACGTCGGGTACACGTACCGGCCGTCCGGGTAGTACGGGCGGCCGGCCGGGCGCCCGGGCCGCTTCCCGGCGCCACCGAAGTCGAGCCACGGGAAGTAGGGGGCCCGCTTCCCGCCGACGGCGACCCGGGCCGTCGTGCGGGTCGACCGGGCCACCATCGACCGCCGGGCCGCCCCGGTGTCCGCGGGGACCTCGGGGCGGGCCTCATCGATGAGCAGCTGCGCGGCGGAGTTCAGCGCCAACCGCAGTTGCTTCGGCGCTTCGGCGTCCAGGGCACGCAGCCCACGGTTCAGGGCGTTGAGCCCCGTGACCGCGATCCGCGTTTCCACGTCATCCCCCTGCTCTCAGCCTGGCCAACTCCCGTTCCTGCTGGCGCCGGCCGAAGAAGATCCGCCACCGGTTCCACTCGTTCGCGGTCATCTCGCGCCGCATCTGGTCGACGCTCCGCCACCCGAGTTCGAGACACAGGAAGTGGTCGAACTCTTCGGTCGTGTCGTCCTCGAAACGCTCGTAACTAGCTTTTGTCGGCTCCCGGTCCGAGCCCCGACAAGTCGCGGATCGTCCGGGACACCCGGGCGATGTCGCCCCCGGCTTTCGCCCGGGCCATCCACGCCCGGGCTTGCTCGTAGGTGAGTTTCGGGTCGACCATCGCGTACGAGAGGTTGCGGGCCTCGATCACCGCGGCGTCCTCGGTGCCCTTGCCCCCGAGGTGGATCTCGAAGCGGGACATGCCGCGCACCAGCACGGTCGAGCCGTCGGCGAGTTCGACCTCGACGACGCCGGCCGGGTCGGCGACGTCGTGCGCGGTCAGCGTCTCGAACGACGCCCGCGGCCGCGGCGCCTCGATCGGTTCGGTGAGTTCTTCGGACATCTGTTCGAGCCCCCATTACTGGATTGCTGGTATTGATAATTCGGTAATCCGGGCACGCCGGGCCCGGGCCGCAAGATTTCCGGTGAACGTGCCCGAGCTCGCGCGCCGGCGTCGAAAATCTTGCGGTTTCGGGTCACACCTGCGGCGTCGAGTCCCACTCGTCCGAGGGCTGAGTCTCCAGCGCCCACGTCCGGTAGCCCGCGAACGGGGCGGTCTCGACGTACTTCGTGATCACGGCCTCGAACTCGTCCTGCGGCAGGCCGGACCCGGTGCCCTCCGGCCGGTACCGGAACACGCACTTGCGGCCCTTGAGCGGCTTCAAGATGGCCCGGGGGCCGGTCGTCGCCGAGTCGTACTTCCCGCTGCAGCCGAACGCCCCGGTGTCGAGCGTCGGGTCGAAGACCTGCGAGTTCTTGCCGTAGGTCGTGTTGTCCTCGGTGCCGGTCGACTCTTCGCAGTTGCTGTCCTGGCAGAACTGCCCGATCTCGTACACGACGCCGGTGTCCGGGTGGACCAGCTGGATCACGGTCTCTTTGCTGTGCACGCGTGCCATGTCGAGGCTCCTTACGCCGACGTGCCGATGATGACGACGTCGTAGGTCACGCTGCTGCCGCTGGACGAGTTGGCCACGTTCAGCAGGTCACCGGTCGACGCGGTCACGGTCACCTTCCCGTCCGCCGGGCAGATCCACGCGAACGTCCCGCCGGGGGGGATGTCGAGCCCGTCGGACGCCGCCAGGAACAACGGCACGCCGTTGGACGCCGGCCGGGTCAGGCGCACGTTGTTCGTGTTCGTCGACGCCGCGGTGATCATCAGGGCGCGCAGCTCGACGAACGTCATCGCCGCCCCGGTCAGCGGGTTGGTGAGCCCGCCCGCCAGGTCGAGATCTTCGTTGGCGCTGGCCGCGAGGGTGCGCTGGTCGTGGAACATCAGATCGGCCGCGGACGACCCGGTGCCGTTCGTCAGTTCGATCTTGCTCCGCTTCTGGAACGTGTCCGTCGGCGTGCCGATGTCCAGCACGTTTCGGTAGACGGCGTCCAGCTGCAGGAGCGCGTTGACTTTCAAGGTGGTCGCCACGGTTCAGTCCCTTCCCGGTCCGACGGCGCTTGCTTTGAACAGGACAGCGAGGTAGTCGACGCCGGCTATCCGCTCGACGTCGAACTCCGCGGACCCGACGGTGACATCGTCACAGGACTGCCACTCCCACTCTTCGAGTGCGGAGATGATCGACCGCGGCCCGTCCGCGGCGGACCATTCGGCGACCAGGTCCCGGGCGCGGCGGTCCGACGGTTTCCCGACGACCAGCACGATCGGCAGGTCTTCGTAGTCGGCCTGCCCGCGCTGGTACGTGGTGTTGTAGAGGATCCGTGACGGGTACGACACGTACCCGGCCGGGGCAACGAGCGTCGCCGGCGGGTACGAGTAGAAGCGGGTCAGCCCGGTCACCCGGGAGCACGCGAGCGCGACCTCCTGCATGACCCGGGCCAGGTGCAGGGCGTCGCCCGCGCGGGGCTCTTCGATCACCGTCTCGGCCGGCGTCTCCGGTTCCGGTTCGCTGGCCGGTGTGAAGTCGATGTCGACGAAGTACGTCGCCGCGGTGGTCGTCGACGGCGCTGAGGTGGGGCTCGACCCGAACCTGCCCTGTACGCCGGTGATGTCGCCGCGGGTGATCGGTGAGCTGAAGAACCCGGTTCGTGCCGTGTACCGGTTCGTGTTGACGGCTACCCGGTAGGTTCCCGCGGTCAGTGCGACCGGCGACGCTAGGCCGGCGGTGTTCCAGGCCCCGACGTCGCTGGTGTCGAACGAGATCGGCCCGGCGACCAACGTTCCGGACGCGCTCCAGACTCGGACCACCGGAGTGACGCCCGGAGTCGTGTCCGGCCACCGCCACCGAAACGACGCTGTCCCGTCGACGGCGATCGTGAACTCGGTGGCGAGGGCGGCCTCTGACTCGGGGCCGAACTGTGCGGCGCCGGACAGGTCGGCATCGGTGTAGAAGGTGGTCATGCCGCCCACCACTTCCGGCGAAACGGCGTCAGCGTCGTGCGGAAGTCCGGGTCCAGCTGTGCCAGCAGGCGCAGTTCCGAGCCCTCGGACGGCGAGCCGGCGATCCCGAA